CACGGCGGTCTCCCACACGTCGCCCGAGGCCATCGGCACGTTGAGCGTCCCGGCGACGCCGTACGTATGGTCGGCCGTGACGGTGATGCCGAGCGACGTCGACTCAAAGACGTTGGCGACGACGCGCGCGCGCTTGGCAATCTTCGGCGTCAACGGCGCGCCGCCGTCCATGTCGGCGGTCGTGAGGCGCGAGACAATCGGCTGCGCGACCTCTTGCGCCCACTGGTCGACGTTCCAGTGCGCCACGTTCCACTGCCCGCCCGAGCGCGGCCCGACCGGGTCGGTGTAGCGGTCGACCTGGTCGAGGAGCACGAAGAACGCGACCGAGCTGTCCTGCGCCGCCCACGCCCGATCTTCCTCGGCCGGATGATTCGGCGCGCGCGTCGCGGCGCTGTAGCCGGGCGTCGTATGCGGCCCCCACCACGACGGCGGATCGGCGAGGCCGCGGCGGAGGTCGAGCCACCACTCCTGCGTCGGCTCGTCGCCGCCCGGCGGCACAAGGGCCAGCTTGTAAAAGCCGCGGTGATAGATCGCCCAACACCGCGTCCGCTCGGGCACGGGGATTTGCCGGATCGCCGGCTCGATGGGCCAGCCCACGTCTTTCGGTTCGGCTTGCTGCGGCGTGAGCAGATAGACGCTCCGCTTGCCGCAAAAGAGCACGCCGAGCGGCGTGGAGGCCACGGTCCGGTCGCCGATGCACCCGACCTCGTCAGACACCTGAACCAACTGCGCCGTCGGGTCGTCGAGCGGGTCGCCGAAGTAGAGCCACGTACTCTGCTCCGTCATGATGCCGAGCGGCGACGTCGGGCTCCGATTGGTTGAGGACAACGTGGCGACGGCAAGCGCGGTCACCGGGTCGCCCAAGTCCGGCGTCACGGCGCCGGCCGGGAAGAACAAGCCTTGATTGAAGAGGGACTGCTCGAGGCCCGGCACGAGCACGTTGGTCGCCCACACGCGCCGCGCCGTGGCGTCGAGCCCGCCGGCACCCCACAACCGCCCGCGATGCGCCACGAGGTGCGCGCCGTAGCGGACGACCGTCGACGGAATCGGCACGACCGCCGACTCCACCGCCGGGTCGTCCCACAACGCGAATTGGTCGGCGCCACCCGACGCCGGCAAACCGGCCGGGGTCTGGTCGTGCGCGCCCTCGATCTCCTGGTCCACGCCGGCAAGAAACAGATGGTAGAGCTCGCCCGTGCCGAGCGCGACGGTCGGCGCCTGAAACCCGAGCCGTTGCCGCCCCGAGCCCGCCGTGGTGACGGTGCGCACCGGCCCCACTTTCGTCCACCGCTGCGTCGAGGCGTTGTAGGTCGCCCATCGGAAACTGTACGTGCCGGCGAGCACGCGGGCGAGCTCGTCGGGAATCGGCGTCGGCACCTGGCCCGTATCGTCGAGCAACGCGAGCGGCACGAGATCGACCGCGGCGCCGCCGAGCGGAATCTGTTTGATCGGATCGACGTCGTTGCCGACGTACAGTGTATCGCCGACGGCGGCGGCCCCATAGCGGAGATCCTCGGTTGGGCCGGCCGCAAAGGCCCCATTCGTCACTGTCGTGATCGGGGCATCGTTGATCGAGACGTACAGTTGATCGTTGGCGACGCAGTAGAGGTACCGCGTGCCATCGCTCCCGCTACAGTAGACAATCGGGTCGACGCGCCCGGGCTCAGGCAACCGTTGCCACGGCGCGCTCCCGAGCCGCTTGCTCAAGACGAGCGTCAGCGCCGGTACCCAATTCTCGCACCGCGTGACGAAGCCGGGCGGCACGAAGGCCGGATCCATGGCGAGCATGGTGCCCTGGAAGCGGCGGACGGGAATCGGCACTTCGCGGTCGGGCGCGCCTGGCATCTAGTCGCCCCGGAAGGGCCGGCCGAAGTAGACCGGGTCTAAGGGAATGTCGGCGCGTTGCGAGCGGAGCGGCGCCGCGCCGCGGCGAATCATCGCGAGCAGGTTGTCCCGCGTGGCGGCCTCGGCTTGCGCGCGGGCGTCGCGCTCGTGCTCAAGGGCAAACACAAACACCGCCTGGACGAGGTAGTTGTGGTACGGGAACACGGGAATATCGGCGGGCTCGAGCGCGGGCACCGGGTCGGGCGGGAGGCGCTTGTACCGCAAGAGCACGTCGATCCGCCGCCCGGTCGGGTCCGGCGCCACGTTCGCCGTCCCATCGCTCCGCGACACCGCCCAGTACTGCGGCACGCCGCGGCTCGTGCCCGCGGGCGACGCAATCGCCGTCAGCTCGTCGGGGGAGAGCTCCGTCGCGAAGCAATTCGCTTGCGGCGTGCCGTCAATCGCGAGGATCTGGAAGGCATGGTCGTCCTGCGCCTGCATGAAATCGACGGGGAGCACGACGGTCGGACCCGTGAGCACGAGCGGCGCCGACACGTAGAGAAACGGCCAGTCGGCGAGCGTGTAGAGCTCGAAGAGGTGCTGCGCGAGAAAGTCGGCGGCGTCGGCGTCGAGGGCGCGGTTGCCCGCGCGATTCAACGCGAGGTCACGGATTTTCTGCCGCGTGTACCGCCCCGCCGGAATCGTCGGCACGAGTGACGCTCTCCTCTCCCGCGGGCGGCTCGGGTACGCCGAGCTCGCGGCGCAGTTGCGTCACGGCGTTGGCGTACACTTTCTGTTGGCGTTCCTCGAAATGCGCCCCGGCGTCGAGCACGGCGGCGTTGTTGGCCTGCAAGCGTTTGAGAGCGGCGGTACCGGCGGCGGCGACCGCGGCATCGAGCTCGGCGGGACCGTATGCCGTAAACGCAATCGTGACGTGCTCGCCCTCGCCCGTCACCTTGACGAGCTGGCCGGAAAACGTCGGTGCGGCGCGCGCGGCGTGGCCCTTGGCGATCATGCGCGTTGAATCGCCCGCGCGCGCTCGGCGAGCGGCGAATCGAGATCGAGCATCCCGGGATTCCCGTTGTCCGTATTGCGGGCGGCTTCGACGAGCCGCGCGCGATGCACGAGCTCCAAAATGGTGCGCGCCTCGCACTCCCACACTTCGACGAGCCCGAAAAAGGCGCGCTCGTTGATGCGGACAAAGACCTTGTTGGGCAACACGGGCACGTCGATCTCGACGCGCGTACAGCCCGGGTGCAATTCGCGATGCGTGGCGCGCCGCAGCCGGCCGACGATGCGCCGCGCCATCGCTTTCGAGCCCTCGTCGTCGAACTGCACGACGCCGCGCCAGGTCTGGTTGAGCGCCTGGACGACCTCGGGCGTGAGTCGCGCGCGGTCCTCGAGCGCCTCGGCGGCAATCAGCTCGGGGTCGGGCTCGCGCGCGGGCAGATCGCTGTCCTCGACCGCCGGTGGCTCGGGCGCCACCGCCGCCACCTTGGGCGGGCGCCCGCGGGGGCGCGTCATGACGGCCTCGCTCATGAGAACGCGCTCTGGCACTCGAAGCGCCGGAAGAAGTCCGTATTGAGAATGCAGGTCTTGGTCATGAACTTGAAGCCGGCCTTGCGGCGCTGCTTCAACGGATCGGAATCGCTCGCCGTCGCCGGCGTGAGCGTCGTCTCGACGCGCGAGCCGATGGCGGGCACGGCGAAGGCGCTCTTCCCAAACACGTACCCGATGTGCACGGCGCCGGTTGCCGGCGGATCGGCGGCGGCGGGGGCGCCCGTGGCGCTGTAGCCGACCGAGGTCGTCGCGGCGGCGCTCGTTACGGCCTTGGCGACGACGCCGACGTACTGCGCGCCGAGCGGCTTCTGCACGGTGGTCTGATAGGTCGGCACGGCGCCGCCCTCGGCGCTCACGTAGACGTTGTAGCGCCCCTCGGGCGCCGTCGCGGCGATGGTGAAGGCGACCGTATAGGCCGCGGCATTGGTCACGGTCGCCGTGGCGATCGGCTTGACGTCGAGGCCCGAGATCGTGTCCGCGAGCGACACGACGACCTTGACGGTCGAGCCGGCCGTAAACCCCGTCTCGCCCGTGCCCGCGGCCTGGTTCGTCGCCGAGGCGCCGCCCGCGCCGGTCGCGAGGAGCGACACGATGGGGAGCAGGTTCGAGCGCTTCCACCGGATGCCGCGCCACCGGCCGATCTCGGCGTTCATCAGCGCCGTCGTCTCGGCGTACTGATGCGACAGGACGAACGTGTTGTCCTTCGCAATGTCCTGCTCGTTGTACGGATCGACGACGCCGGCATACATCGAGCCCGCGAACGTCGGCGCGCCGAGCTGGCGGAGCGTCGCGACGATGCCGGAAATGAAATCGGTGGTCGGCACGTCGCCCGCGGCGAGCGTCGTGCGCGACAGCTTGCCCCCCGGGAAGACGACCTGCCCGGCACCCATCAGCACCTTTTGGATTTCGCGGTCTTGGAGCTCCGCCGACGCGTTGCCGAGGCGATCCTTGGCGGCGTTGAGCGCGGGATGCTTGGTCGTCATCAGCGCCACGTCGGTGAGCGACACGACCATGCCCCACTGCTCGAGCATGGCCTGGACCTTGTTGACGACGAGCGGCGTGGCGTCGGGCGTGATGCCCTCGGTCAGCGGCGCGCCCGGCAACGCGAGCCGCTCGTAGCGCTGCGCGGAGTAGTTCTTGCCCTCGCCCTCGGGCATCGTCGGCGTGTCGCCGATGTCCTGGAAGACGGTCAGCTTCTCGGCGACCGCGAGCAGCTCGTCCTGTAACCAGAGCGGCGCGAGGTCATTGGCCAGCGTCGTCGAGGTGGCCATCCCCGGGTCGTTATAGTTGTAGGTACTTCCAGGCATGGCGGCGTCCTCCCTCTAGAGCGTGGCGCCCTCGAGCGCCTTGCGTTTCTCCTCGAGCGTCATCTGCGCAAACTGCTCGCGCGTCACGGGCACGCGCGGGCCCTTGGTCGCTTCCGGGCCGGCTTTCTGCGCGCTCGAGCCGCCCTCGGTGACGGCGGCCCCGGCACTCGCGGCGCGGGCCGCGTTGTCGCCGGCGCGTTGCTGCGCGCGCTGGTCCACCAGCGTATCGACGTACTTCGGGTCGTCCATGCGCCGCGCCTTGACCAGCGCGACGGCCTGCTTGCGCGTGAGGATCTGCCCGCGCTGGCGGTACTCGGTGCGTACGCGGTCGGCTTCCTCGGCGAGGGTCTCCTGATACTGCGGCACCTCTTGCCGGACCTGAATCAGATCGACCGTATCGGCCATGCCCTCGATGCCTTGCAGCAGCGGCGCGGCGAGGACCTGCATGAACGCGCCGAAGATCGGCGCATGCGCCTGCACCGCTTCCTCATTCCATTGGCCGCCGAGGCTCGCCGCGATCTGCAACGCCTGCTCGCGCGGCAAGCGAATGAGCGGCATCGGCCCCTGCTGCTGCGGTTGCGGCTGCGGCGCCAAGAGGCGGAGCGTGCCCTCGAGGGCGGCCCGTTGTGCTTTCTCGTCCGCGAGCTGCCCCTCGAGTTTCGAGAACCGGGCGCCCCAATCCTCGGCCGGTGGCGCGCCGCCCTCGGGGGGCGGGCCGCCGGGCTCGGCGGTCGGGGCGGGGGCT